CTCCGGGCGGTCGTCAAGACGGCAGGGATCCTGCGGGAAGGGCTGACAGTGACCGCAGATGGTGCACCACTGGAGCCCGTAAGGGATTACACCATCGACTATGACGCCAATGGATACCTGGCCATCAGCCTGGTGGCTGGAGGCGCTGGGGATGGGGCGGACAAGGTCAGCGTAGCTGGCAGTGTGCTGGATCCGGACGCTGTGACAAAAGAAGACATCATCGGTGCATATGACCCACTGACCGGGAAAGAGACAGGCATGGAACTGATCCGGCAGGTCTATCCCAGGTTCGGTATCGTACCGAGCCTGGCTCTGGCCCCAGGATATTCCCAGATCCCTGAGGTGGGCATCGCCCTGTCCGCAAAGATGGCGGACATCAACGGCGTGTTCAAGGGCATCGCGCTCCTCGATCTGGACACAGAAAGAGCCAGGAAGTACACGGACTGCAAGGATGTGAAGGAGGGCAGCGGCTTTACGTCAGAGTTCTGTTATCCGCTCTGGCCATGTTTTATGATCGGCAGGACGATACTCGCCGCATCAGCGGTCGTGGGAGCGTTGATGGCCTATGTGGATGCGAGCCACGGGGACGTGCCCTATGTATCGCCGTCCAACAAGATCCTGGGGGTCACGGGCACATGCCTGGCGGATGGGACGGAGGTCATCATGGACCAGGACCAGGCGAGCGCGGTGAACGGGTACGGCGTCGCCACGGCTTTTAATTTCAACGGATGGAGGCTCTGGGGCAACTATACGGGCGCATACCCGTCCGTCCTGGATGCCAAGGATATGTGGCTGCCTGTGCGCAGGATGTTCAACTGGCAGGGGAACACGTTCATCCAGACGTATCTCGATAAGGTCGACGACCCGATGAACAGATACTTGATCGAGAGCATCGTGGATTCGGAGAATATCCGGTGCGCAGCGTTCGCGCCGAGCATGTGGGCGGGGGCGGTCATCGAATACCTGGCGGAAGACAACTCAGATGCGGATATCCTGGCCGGGAGGATGGTGTTCAGGCAGCATATCGCCCCCTACACACCGGCGCAGGAGATCACGAACATATTGTCTTATGATGTGTCGATGCTGAGGGAGGCTCTGATAGGAGGTGAAGGATAAGGATGGCAGGGAAAAATATTGTCGTACCGGAGCTGGTACACAGTTTTAATGTCTACAGTGATGACGCAAAGAGGCTGATCGGCATATCCGGTGAGATCGACCTGGGGGAGCTGAAGACGATGAGCGAGACGGTCAACCTGGCGGGCATGTTAGGGGAGTATGATGCTCCGGCGGCCGGGCATACCTCATCCATAAAGCTCAAGATACCGTTCACGATCCTATATGAGGACCTGTTCGGGCTGCTGGACCCGTCCGGGGCGGTGCAGCTGACGCTCAGGGGTGCGCTGCAGCATATCAGCCCGGAGACGTTCAAGATCGATGAGTACGGCGTTAAGATCGTGGTCAAGGGCAGGATGACAAATACGGCATTGGGGAAACTGGCCAAGGCCAAAAAAGGTGACCCGGAGGTCGAACTGGAGGTCCTGTATATAAAGATCATGATAGACGGAAAAGAGACCTTGGAGATCGATAAGCTCAACTTTAAATTTATGGTCAACGGAAAAGACCATCTCGCGAAGATACGCAGTCTGATATAGGGAGGATGTCATGGGAGAAAAAAATACAGAGAAAAAAGAGATCGTGGAGATCAGAGGAGACAGAGTGGAGGTAACGCCGGACGATGAAAAGACGATCGAGTTGTCCAGGACGTATAAGTTCGAAAATGAGGAGGTCTCCAGCTTGTATCTTTCCGGATTGGAGGAGATCACGGCTGCGGATATGATCAAGGCGAACAACATCATGACGAACGATGGGGCGGCTGCGGTCATCCCAGAGAACACCTTGTATTTCGCACTGATCCTCGCGTCGTTCGCGGCGGGTATGCCGGTTGAATTCTTTAAGGAACTGAAGCCTGGAGACGCGATAAAAGTCAAACGTTTCATCACACAATATTTTTTCGTCGAGGACTGAGGCTAAGGGATGCGGACCGGCTCCGGATGGTGTGCATGGCGCTGAGTTCCCAGAACGTAGCGAGTTACGGGGAGCTGGAAGAGAAACCCATCTATGAGCTGATGAACATCTGCAGGTGCTGGAAGGAACTGCGGGAAGAGATGAGAGGGGGTTAGGCATCGATGGACGATCTGAGCATCATGATCAAGATCGGCGGGAAGCTGGAAAAGAGCTTCAATGACGCGATCAAGGCGGCCCAGACCAGTCTGTCGGGCCTCAATGCGGCCGTATCCAAGGAGATGGCTGCGGTGGGGGACGCCAGCACCGCAGCCGCTATGAAGATGGCGGATGCGGGGAGGATGTATGCGGGGGCATCTAAAGATATGGCCGCTGCAGCGAGGATGGGCGCCACCGCCTCCAGGAGGATGGCGGCAGATGGACGGATGGCCGCCACATCATCCAAGGACCTCGCATCGGCGGGGAAGGGTACGGCCACTACGTTCAAGGATATGGCCGCAGAAGGGATGCGGGCGGCGGATGCCGTCAGGGGCATCGCTTCGACAGGAAAGGTGACCGCCGCTTCCATCCAGGATATCACTTCGGCATTAAAAGGAGTGGTGGCAGGGTTCAGGGACATGTCCATGCAGGGCAGGATGGCTTCCAGGGCCATGCAGGCAGGGGGACAGGGGGTCACCAGCTTGTCTACGGAACTCGCGGTAGGGGGCAGGGGGATCACCAGCCTATCCAGGGGCATGGCAGGAGCAGGTCAGATGGCAGGAGCGGCGTCCAAAGGGTTCCTGGTCGCAGGGGCCGCGATCGCCGCAGTCGCCGCGACAGCAGCGATCGCGGGGAAAGTGATGCTGGAGGTCGGCAAGTACAGCGTGCAGGTCGGCATGGAGTTTGAGACAGCCATGTCCGATGCGGCCGCCACCGCGAACGCGAGTACGGAGGAGTTCGCCAAGATGGAGCAGGCCGCCATGGAGATGGGTAAGACCACGTCCAAGACAGCCTCAGAATCCGCTAAGGCCCTGGAATATATGTCCCTGGCAGGTTGGGATGTGGATACGTCCATATCTGCCCTGCCTTCCGTCTTAAAGATGTCAGAGGCGTCCGGCATGGAGCTGGGCCAGACATCTGACCTGGTCACGGATTCCATGGCCGCGCTCGGTGTCACAGTGGAGCAGCTGCCCGGGTACCTGGATGTAGCCACAAAAGCCCAGACCAAGTCCAACCAGTCCGCCCAGCAGCTCATGGAAGCATATATCGGTGTGGGCGGTACGATGAAGAACCTGAACGTCCCCATCGCGGAATCGGCTACAGCCCTGGGCGTACTTGCGAACCGTGGCCTCAAAGGGGCAGAAGGCGGGACAGCCCTGAACGCGGTCATGGTCAACCTGACCACAGGGGCGGGCCAGGCCGGGAAGATGATGCAACAGCTGGGCGTATCAGCGTTTGACCAGCAAGGTAAGTTCATCGGGCTGGGAGCGACGCTCCAACAGTTAGACACGGCACTGCAGGGATACAGCGAGGAACAACGTAACGCTGCCCTAGCGGCGATCGGCGGTAAACAGCACATGGACGCACTGAACGCCCTCATGGCTGGCCTCAATACGACCAACGCGGAAGGCATCTCAGAATGGGCGGCACTCACCAAGGAACTAGAAGACTGTAACGGGTCCCTGCAGGCCATGAGGGATATGAAGCTCGACAACCTAAAAGGTGACATGGAGACCTTAAAGTCCGCCACCCAGGATGCCGGGATCAAGATCTATAAACATCTGAACGCGCCCATGCGTGAGTTTACCCAGTTCGGGACCCAGGCAGTCTACCAGGTATCGGATGCCCTGGAGAGGGATGGGTTTGCCGGAGCGTCGATGGCCGCCGGGGATGCGCTCGCGGAAGGGATGGGCATGCTCATCGAACGGGCGCCTGAGTTCCTGGCCAAGGCTGCGGTCTCAGTCGGGTCGTTCCTGGTGGGGTTTGCGACAGAGCTCCCCGCGGACCTCCTGACGGGGATCATAAAAGGGGCGCCGAGGCTCCTAAAGGCACTCCCAGGGCTCGGCGTCGATATCGTGAAGGCGATCATCAAAGGTATCTTCTCGATAGGCAGTGCTCCTTTAAAGGCCATCGGGAGCTTGCTCTTTGGCGACTTGGATGACGCGGGGATAGATAGAGCGGGCATCGATGCGGCTAAGGATTATCCCGCCGGTATCGGGACGGATATGGCCGCAGTGGCCGATATCCCGGCGGTCCCGCAGGGGATCAGAGACACGGATATGGCAGGGGCGACCCTGCCCGTTGGAGAAAAAGGGATATCCCCAGCGGGGCTGATGGATAGTATGGCCGGACAGGGCATGGATATCCCAGACATCCTGGGGACTCCGGTAGATATGACAACAGGGGTCGGACAGATGCCAGTTGTATCCATGGATGCAGTACCGCCGACGGATGGGATGGATACTAAAGGGGCAGATATGCCCGTTGTGGTCGATGCGCCCCCTGTACCGCAGGCAGTTGATGGCCCGAGGGATAAGATCCCTAAGGGGATAGGGACGCGGATCAGCAGGGATGTCCTTGCGGGCAGCCCTGCAGGGGCCTTACCGGTCCCCGATGTAGGGGTCCCACAGACCTCCATCGATACAGGAGGGGCCGTCGTGGAGCCTCTGGTGCGCGATATGGATACGGCGGGCACGGATGCGGGCGTCACAGCGCCGTCCGTCGATGTGGTGCAGGACATCGTGCCGACACCGTCGTGGACCTTGTCGGATATCCCTATAGAGGTCACACAGGTATCATCGCCTGGGACCATGCCAGATATCCCCATGGAGGCCACACAGATATCCCAGGATGTCATACCAGATATCCCCATGGAGGTCACACCAGATATATCCATAGAGGGTGTACAGGCATCCCCCGGGATCGTGCCGGAGATGCCTGCAGGGGTCGCTCAGACGACCTTTGATATCGTACCAGAGATAGCCACAGGGGCAGTGCCGGACGTTCCGATAGGTATCGCGCAGGTATCCCCGGATGCCATACCAGATATCCCTATAGGAGCCGTACAGGTGCCTGGGATAGAGGCGCCGGATCTGGCTATGGATCCCGTGCGAGTACCCATAGAGGTCGTCCATGCACCTGTTGACAGCGCATCTGATATGGAGCAGATGGGCGGCATGTCAGTGATGACGGGTGTATCCGATACCGTTCCAGATGCAGCCCCCGCAGCAACAGCGGGGACTATGGACAGCCCAGCCATGCCGGAGGTACCTGCTCAGGATATCACGATACCAGTCCCGGAGAGCATACGGATCGGGGATATCCAGATCCCGCCAGTCGGTATCGACATGACAGGTATAGGTGATGGTATCGCCCAGGTCAGGGATGTTGTGCGCACCGGTCTAAAGGGCGGCCTGGCCAGACAGGCCATCGAGGTATCGGGGATAGATGTGGATGGCGCCACTCTATCCGACAAGCTGGGGGCCGTCGGTGCGCAGGGAAGCCGCGCTCTCATGGATGGTGTCGCAAAGGGTATCGACGGTATCGCAGATATATCCCAGGTGGGTATCGATATGACCGGCATCGATGTGGGCAAGGCACTGCAGATCCCCCAGGTCCCACTGCAGGGAGTGGTCCAGGCAGTGACGGGAGGGGCCTTACATGATGCGGTCCCAGATATGGCGGTGGCACAGGATACGGCCGGGAACATGGCAGATATATCCAAGACATCCCCAGGACCCCTGCCGGTCGTAACGGTGGTGCAGGAGCCGGCCGAGGGCATAGGGGTCGCATACGGCTGGATCCGGGATATCGCAGATACGATCCGGGACGTTTTGAGACTCCCAGATATGGATACCCTGTCCGGACGTTCCGTGGTCGAGGAGACGTTGGATGCCATCGTGGGCAAGATGAGGGATCTGGAGAGCCCTACACCGGATGTGGCCCCATCGTTCACATTGAACCTGACGGTCAACATCGAGAGCAGCGGCGATGTGCGGGAGGATGTGACTGAGGCGGCTAGGATCAGTATGCGGGAGTTTGAGAGACACATGGGAGAATGGATGAGGAAGCACCGGAGGACTGGGTTTGGTAAAGGGATAAATGAGATGTTCGTGTAGGGAGGGAGGCGGTACAGATGGCATCGACATACATGACCAGCCAGGGGGATACATGGGACCTGATAGCCTATGATCTCTATGGTGACGAGAAGTATATGCGTTACCTGATCGAGGCTAACTGGCCGCTCCTGGACATCTTAGTGTTTTCTTCCGGGACGATGGTCAACGTGCCGGATATCCCAGAAGAGGCGGATGAAGACAGGCCCTTCTGGCGTGATGCAGATGTGGAGGATGAGTGATATGAGCAACCCACGGAGAGTGACGGCAGACTTTAGATTCAATGGGAAATGGCTGGGGAAATCCTTAGATGACTATCTCCAGTCGGTGACCTATACGGATGTGGCATCGGGTACGAGCGATCAGCTGGATATCGTGCTGCAGAACATAGAGATGGACTGGCTCGGCAAGAAATATCCGAAGAAAGGCGACCGGGTGGATGGGAAGATCATCTTCGTCAACTGGGACAGCATACTGGATAAAAAAGTGGACTGTGGGGCTTTTGTCCTGGATGATGTGGGTTTTTCAGGCGGTCCCCTCACAGCAGAGTTTGGGTGCGTCGCGGCCCCGATCAACAGTTCTTTTAATACGCGGGAACGTACAAAGACCTATAAGGATGTCCCGATCGAGGAGCTCGCGCAGG